AAACTGAAGAACATTTAAGAAAAATTTCAAAAGCTCAAACCGGTAAAAGCAAAGGTTTTAGAACTGAAATACAAAAAAAGAAAATATCTGATTCTCTAAAAGGCCGAAAACCTACAGAGATGACGCTAGATATAAGAAAAAAAATATCAAATTCTATGAGAAAGAAAGTTTTTTCTGAAGAACATAGAAGAAAAACAATAGAGAATCTTCCGAGAGGAGAGAACCATCCATCCGCTAAACCCGTTATTATTGATGGTATTAGATATGGATGTAAAAAAGATGCCATGGTAAAATTAAACCTGACTTTAAGGAAGGTTAATTCCATTGCATCAAATTTGCCACAAATTGGCAGATAATAATCAAGTTCCTAGAAATAGGGCTTGACAGGATAAGTATAGTATGTTATACTTACAACACTTGTTCAAAACAAGACTTTCGTTTTATTATTTTATTATTAGGAGTTATTATGACTAAATTATCCGCAAAAGCCAAGATCCTCAACTACTTGAGCAAATCTGAAGGTTACAATACTTTAACAGTAGCACAAGCACGTGCTCGTTTCGGAATTCAAAACGTATCTGCACGTATTGAAGAACTTCGTAAAGAAGGCCATGTAATCTACACTAACACAGTTAGTCGTGGTGATGGTTCTAAAGTTGCTTCTTACCGTATTGGTAAACCAACTAAAGCAATGGTTCAAGCTGCACTATCAGCTGGTTACAGCTTCAATGCCTAATCTAATGGCAATCTGATAAGGGAGTCCTTGGACTCCCTTTTTTCGTTTACAAATTTGGAGAGATAATGGAAATTTCAATCAAGAAAGAAGAATTACAAAAGAAAAGTATATTCATTGCAACTCCTATGTATGGCGGTATGAATCACGGACTATATGCTAAGGCATGTCTAGATTTACAAGCTCTATGTATGGCATACGGAGTACAGGTGAAATTCTCATTTCTTTTCAATGAATCTTTAATCACTCGTGCAAGAAATTATTTGGTTGATGAATTTATTCATCGTTCAGAATGTACACATTTATTGTTCTTAGACTCTGATATTCACTTTGATCCTAAGGATGTTATCGCTTTATTAGCACTAGACAAAGATGTTATCGGTGGTCCCTATCCTAAGAAAGCCATTAAATGGAAATCTGTTAAGAAGGCAGTAGAAAAGAATCCAAGTATTGAACCACAAGAACTTGAAAAAGTTACTGGTGACTATGTATTTAATCCTGTCAAAGGTACTGCACAATTCTCTGTTACAGAACCTTTAGAAGTAATGGAAATTGGTACTGGTTTTATGTTAGTTAATCGTGAAGTATTCGCTAAGATGGCTGAACAGTATCCCACAATTCGTTATAAACCTGACCACGTTGGCCAAGCACATTTTGATGGATCACGTTATATACATGCTTTCTTTGATACGGTTATTGATACTATTGATTCAATTACTGGTGGTGGTTCTGATCGTTACTTGTCAGAAGATTATATGTTCTGTCAAATGTGGCGTAAAATTGGTGGACAAATCTTTTTATGTCCTTGGATGAAAACATCACATATTGGCACATATCATTTTTCAGGAGATATGCCAGCTGTAGCAAATTATGTTGGTGAAATGTAATGCGATTGGAAAATGGAGATAATACTGTTTCTGAACCACCAGAAGATTGGTTGAGAAAAAATTCAAGTTTTATGGGTTTAGTAAAAGCATCACAAACGGCCACTACAGGTGGCCGTAAGTTTGATGGCGGTAAATTGCAGTATGGTTTAGTGCCGCCAAATGCACTAAAGGCAACAGTAGAAATACTTACCTTTGGCGCTGAGAAGTATGAACCGGATAATTGGAAAAAAGTACCAGATGCTAAACGTAGATACTTTGATGCTGCACAACGACATCTTTGGGCTTGGAAATCTGGTGAACAAAATGACCAAGAAACAGGCAAGAATCACTTGGCACATGCAATGTGCTGCTTGATGTTTTTATATGAACATGATACAATAAACTTTTTAGATAATGGAGAAGCAAATGAAACTTTCAAATGAAACACTAACAGTATTAAAGAATTTTGCATCAATTAATCAAGGTATTGAATTTAAAAAAGGCACTAAACTGGCAACAATTTCTCAAAGTAAAGCCGTGCTTGCTGAAGCATCTTTAAAAGATTCTTTTCCTGATGAATTTTGTGTTGAAGATTTAAATCAATTTCTTTCTGTCTATCATTCTTATGATAAACCAGATTTAATTTTTGATGATAAAAATATCAACTTTAAAAGTGGTCGTGGCGGAACCAAGTTTCGTAAAACAGCACCAGAAATGATTTATAAACCACCAGGAAAATCATTGGTATTACCATCTGATGATGTTAAATTTACTTTGACTGCTGAAGATTATTCTGCTATTATAAAACAAGCATCTCTTATTTCTGCTCCAAATATTGCCGTACAATCTGATGGTACAACAATGGAACTTGTTGCTTTTGATGCTTCAAATGATGCAGCACACATTAGTACTATTGAATTGGGTAATGATGACAAGAAGTATAAGATTGTGTTCAAAACAGAAAACATCAAAATGCTTCCTGGTTCTTATGAGGTAACAATTTCATTTAAAGGATTTGCCCACTTTAAAAATACAAAAGATGAAATCCAATATTGGATTGCTTTTGAGGCAAAAGAAACTGAGATTGGAAAATAATATGTTATTAAATTTTACAGATGCAACAACAGGTAATCCTATTGCAATTAATCCACAACATCTTGTTGTTTTATTTTCAGCAAAAGATGATACAGGTAAAGAAAAAACAGTACTTAATATGTTAAATGGTAATGTCGCTATCAATGAAGATTTTATATCTGCTTATGGCCAGTTGCAAGGTGAATTAAAATAAAATGGAACCTTTAGTCATTGATGATTTCTTAACAAAAGAACATCAAGATTCTTTAGAAAGAATGATTACTGGTTCGGATTTTCCATGGAATTTTCATGCGTATTCTGTTAGTGAATATCCTTTAACAGAACATTATTATTCTGATGTTGAATATAAAGAACATATACAATTTCGCCATGTTTTTTTTCATGAAAATACAATTAAAAGTAATTTTTTTCAATACATAGCACCTTTACTTGCTGAGTATCAAAAGAAAACAAATTCTAATTTAAATGTATACAGAATTAAAGCAAATCTTTTAATGCCACAAAAAGGTCCAAAATCTCAACAACCACATACAGATAATATGATTTTTGAGAATGGAGTATTTAAAGGTGGAAATAAAAGAACTTTATTGTATTATGTACACAATTCTGATGGTGATACTGTATTATATAATAAACATTATTTTGGTGAACCTTTAGGATTAGTTAAAGAACAAAAAAGAGTCTCACCTAAAAAAGGTAGAGCTATTATATTTGATTCAAATCAAGTTCATTCAGGAACTTGTCCTACTAATTCTGATTATAGAGTAGTTATTAATTGTGTTTTTGAGGTTTAAATTTTATATTATGGGAGTTTTGAATGGAACATTTATTATGGGTAGAAAAATATCGGCCTAAAAAAGTAGAAGATTGTATTTTACCAGACACAATCAAATCTACGTTTCAAGAATATGTAAACAAAAAAGAAATACCAAATCTTTTATTATCAGGTAGTGCTGGTGTTGGTAAAACAACTATTGCTAAAGCACTCTGTCAAGAAATTGATTGTGATTACATTGTCATTAATGGTTCTGATGAATCAGGCATTGATGTTCTTAGAAATAAAATCAAAAACTATGCTTCATCTGTCTCGCTTTCTGGTGGTCGTAAGGTCATCATCATTGATGAAGCGGACTATCTAAATCCCAATTCAACGCAACCTGCATTGCGTGGTGCAATTGAGGAGTATTCATCTAATTGTTCTTTTATCTTTACTTGTAATTTTAAAAATCGTATTATAGACCCAATTCACTCTCGGTGTTCTGTGGTTGATTTTAAAATTAATGGTAACAAGGCAAAGATGGCTGCTCAATTCTTTAAACGAGTTGAATGGATACTTGAACAGGAGAAAATTACATATGATAAACAAGTCGTGGCCGCCGTCATCACAAAATATTTTCCTGATAATAGGAGAATTCTAAATGAGCTTCAACGATATTCCGTTTCTGGTGTCATTGATAAAGGTATTCTTTCTAATGTTACTGACGTTCAGCTTGATGCATTGGTTTCAGGACTAAAAGAAAAAGACTTTGCTTCCGTTCGTAAATGGGTAACAAATAACTCTGACCAAGATACTTCAATTTTATTCAGAAAAATATATGACTCAATGTATGACAATATGAAACCTCAATCTATACCACAAGCTGTAATAATTTTAGCTAAGTATCAATATCAAAATGCTTTTTGTGCTGATAGAGAAATAAACTTTGTTGCTTGTTTAGTTGAACTGATGGTTGAAATTGATTGGAAATGATGGATTGTTAAACTTAAAATAACAATCCTAATAAATAAAATCATAATTAACCATTGGAGATTAAAATGACACCAGAAAGAAAAATTATACACGATAGGTATAGAAAAAATAATAAAGCTAGATTACAAGAAAGATATAAAAGAACAATAGAAAAGAAAAATAAATGGTTATGGTCTAATATTGAATGTAAATGTTCTGTCTGTGGTGAAACAGACGATAGTTGTTTACAATTTCATCATAAAAATCCTGAAAATAAAATAAAAGAAGTCGCAACTCTTTTTAAAAGGGTTAATACAGATATGGCGGCAACTGTTGATGAAATTTTAAAATGTGTTTTAGTTTGTGCTAATTGTCATTTTAAAATTCATGCAGGAAAAATAAATATTGAATCATTAAGCTTAATAAAAGTTGATAGAGAAAAAATGATAAATTCTTGGGACGGAAAAGGTTGTTCCGTTGAAAAATCAAGAATTGGTAATAATCAATTTTCAAAAAAATTTGGAGAAGATTAATGCCAGATTTATTCAAAGAAATAATACCATCAATACTTCAAACTAAAAAAAACCCATTTCAAGATGAATTGGACTATAAAGATTACACACCTTTTGTCGTTAACAGAGCTCTTTCGTATCATCTTGATTGTGTTCTCTATGCCAATGAGATGAATCTTCACAATCAACTCGATAAAGACCAACAGTTC